GAATTATTTAACATATCTGCGTCTACAGTTGCAGCATTTACTGCACTAGATCCACCATTTTGTAATTTTTCACCAGCTTCTTTGTATTCTAAATATTTAGCTTGAGTTAATCTACCTCTGTATGCACCTATATTTTCGGGCAAAGTTAATGATGGGTCAGCTTCTAATTCATTTATTGCATTAGTTTCAGATTTTTCTGGATGACCATTTCTTAATAATGTTTGATCTTCTCTTGTAAAATCTTCTATGTCAATACCGTTGTCTGCTAACTTAGTCCATGCATCTTTATCAGAATATGCAATTTCTTTTGCTGCTTCTAAATTAGCGTCATAAATTTCTTCTTTACCTTTTTTTTCATCTTTATAATTTCTTTCCAGTTCTGCTAATGCATATGTAAGTTGATCTTCGTCTTGAATAGTATTTTTTAATTTTTTCTTTAAATCAACTAATAATGGCATTTTTGTTTTTTCATCTACCTTATATGAAGGCCCATCGTTAGGGTTGTAATCATAATTAATATCTGATTTTAATATTTGTAAATCATTAGCAACCATTGCTGCAAAAGGATTATCTGCTCCTATTTTGTTAACCATATCTTCATTTGTGTAACCTATAACTAAATCAATTAATTTTTCATTGTATCCGTCAGAGTCTTTGTCTACACCAGATTTTTTTAATTCACTTTTTGCTTTTGAAAAATATGAATCTGCTTTTTTAATACCTAAATGTTTACCAGCAAAAAGATGTATTGTTTGATGTTGTGGAAGTAAACTTAAACCAGAATCTTCTTGATAATATTTAGATGTATTTTGTACTTGTTCTAAAAATTCTTTAGCATCCGATTCATTAAGTTGACTAGTATCTATTTCATCAGGTCTAAAACCATATTTTACAGTTCTACCAGTACCATCATCAGTATGATTAAAACTATCTAATGAAAATAATTTATTTGCTTTATCTGTATATGAACCGCTATTAGTATCACCACGATCAGTTAAAATTGCATTTGCTTTTATTTCTCCTTTTTGCTTGTTATAACCAGTAAGAATTTTTGACGCATAAGTATTGTATGTTGCTGCATCAACTCTACCTTCATTAGTTTCACTATCTAAATATGCTTTTGCATCGTCAAAATCTTTCTTTGCAATCATTTGATTCAAAGTAGATACGTTAATTTTATTTATAACTTTTTGTATTAACCCTGCTCTTTGTGAACTATTTTCCGGCCAACCTTTATTATCTGCATATCTAGAAGCTAATAAAAGACTGATAGCTTTGTGTTTACTAAATTCACCAGAACCATCATGCCAATCTTCATAATTTTGCCCGGTTGTATCTGCAATAATATCTATTTCATTTAAAAATTCATTATCACGATATCCTTGAAATTCTGTAATTTCATGTTTAGTCATAAACATATTTGCAGAATTTAATGTACTTGCTGCTTTTGTTTTAAACAATAATTTCTGTGTATTGTTTTCTAGCGATTCTTCAAACTCTTCTGATAATTTTGTAAGGTCAGTTTTAGTTTGATCAAGAACAGTTATAGGATCATCATTCTCGTCATAACCAACTATTTTTATTGCATTCTCACCTTCTAAAGATGCAAAGTTTAATTTTGCTTCATTTACTTTAGCTATATATTCATTATGTTTTTGTGTATATACTGCATCATCTCTTTCGTCTTGTAACTTTTGTGCAACATTACTTACTTGTTGCCCAAGTTGCATTTGGCCTTTTGCTAATTGTTTTAACGGTGCGCTTTTTTCATCCGACATTTGCTGGATGCTGCCACCCTGCAACATAGTAGGTGCATTACTTTCTATCTGAACTGTTGGTACTTCTAAAACCATATTTATTTACTCCAATGTTTACTACTTGCAAGTTGTCCTATAACACCACCTGCTCCTGTCATTAACGTACTACTCATGTTTAAAAACGGACTAACGGAACTGGCAGAAGCAAACATATTACCTGCTGATACACCTAACATATCTGATTGAATATTAGCTTGCACTCCTCTCATACGCATATTTCCTACAGCTTTTACCTTATTAACATTAATAGTTAGCCTATCTATTTCATCCAATACTTCCTGACTTACAGCAACATCTCTTGTACTTCCGTATCCTAAAGTACCTCCTCTTGCAGCAGTAGACGCAGTTCTTTGTCCTTTTTTTATTCCTTGTGCTAAAGATTTAAGTTGTGCTTGTTTGTTGTATTGCCTTGATATATGTTGCGCTTGACTTTCAATAGATTTGGCATTTATTTTTGCCATGTATTGTTGATGTTCAAATTGTAATGCCTGACTTTTTAATTGGTTTTTTCTAAATTTACTTTCAAAATAACTACCTACACCACCAGAAATTAGGCCACCTACTGACATTACATCGCCAAATTGTCCAAACTTCTTTTGCCATGACATTGTTGTACTTACCTCAACGCATCCCTATTTTTATAATATACATACACTTTATCTGTTTACGGTCACACTATCCACCAATAGCAACTTCTAATGTCATACCTACAACCGTTAATGGTAATGGATCAGTTTGACGTACAAATAATTGACCGTTATCTTGCCATGTTGGAGTGACCATAATTTTTATATCTTCTGTTTTTAATCTAGGTGGTGCGCCATATGGCTCAGTTGTACGTTGTTTTGCTTCTACTAATTTATCTGCACTAGGGCCAGCAAATATACCAGAAGATTCTAATACTCGTAACCATACATGATTTATATTTTTTACACGGCCTTGACCAAACGCTTCTGTCTGCAATGCCATTGGCATACTTTGCAAATCACTTTCGTATTCTAAACCTACATGAACAACACTAGATGCACGTTCTAATGTTATAGAGCCACTAGACACTACTCTTTGTGGATGTACAGCAGCATCTGCCAATATACTTACTGTTTTGCCTTCTAAATGATCTAGCCCAGAAATAACATTTCTTGCAACTTCATATGTTGTAATTCCTGTATTGCGTAAACTTGCAGGTAAATCTACGTCTAATTTAACTGTTGCTACCGTTTGATTTGTTGTAGCAGTTATATTGCAACGATAATAATTAGATCCGCTTATTAAAACTATTGCATCGCCTACATCATCAAGACTTGGTGGTGCATTAAATAAATTATAATTTGCAGTTATAGTAACGCTTTCTCCTCTTGTATAATTTGTACCGCCAGATATAGTTACTGTTTGGTTTGTATTTGTATTTGTACCGTTGTATGTGCTGCCGCAATCAACAAAAAAACAATCTCGTGCATCATTAAACAATCTTGTACCTAAACGCTCTACATACTTTTTAGTTGCGCCATTAATAGTTCTTTTTACAACACAATACAATACGTCATCATTACCTTCAGACACTACCGCAACGCTTTCAAATGTACCGTCAGTGTCATGCTGATGCCATGCTCCAATAGTTTGTTCTGGAACATATGTAAAACCTAATAATTTACCGCCACTGCTTATAAACCAAACAATAGGAATAGGAGCTTTAGATAAAGCCATATCTGTAACAGTTAAATTATCAAACAAATGTGGCGCACGCAATGACAGGTCACCAGTAATAAAACCATTAGCTTGCCAGTTATAACCTAGTTCTCTAACGTGACCACCACGAGATGCAGCATATACCATACTGTTATTTACAATTACTGGTTGTGCATTATTAGCACCAACATATGATTGTGGTTTTACAGATATAGAGGTAGGTGTTATAGCATCACTGTTAATAGATGATACACGCCATTCTGCTGACCCTGTAAGCATAAGTAAGTTTGTTAGTGGAACTATGTGTCTTATAGTGTTTGATTCACGAGCAGCAACTCTAAATTTAATTCGGTCATCATCTCGTATTGGCAAACCAAAAGATAAATTACTTTCAGTACCAGATTTTGTCATCAATATAGTTTGCGGTTCATTATTAGTTCCAGCAAACACTCTTCGTTGTTCAAAATAAGATACAGCACCGGGAAAATTATTTGTAGATTGAAATTCATTTTCGTATATAGGTGGTGTACGAGAAAAGTTTGGTGCAATATTTGCATCTATAATACTTGTAGAAGTTGTCTCTCCAAGAAAACCATATATACCAGCTTGTTCTTTATATACTCTGTATTTTGATGCTCCACTAACTGCGTTCCATGAAATAGTATTTTTAGCTCCTGTTACATAAATATTATTTTGCACAGATGCTGAACCTGATTGTGCGCTTTCATCAACAAGGTTACTTGCCACTGCGGTAACAACATATTCATGAGCTTCATAAGTATCTGTATTAGTACTACTTGATGAAGGTATATATGCAGATACACTTACACCTGTAGGTGACGCTAATGGACTAGCAAAGTTGATTGTTTGAAGTTCCCATTTAGTTGCGCTTAATCTTCTTAATTCTCTAGGTGCATGGTTGGGATGCACTAATGTCATAACGTCAGCAGATTGCACATAATGCACATCAAATAATTCTGCTTGTTGATATGGATGAGGAATTTCGTAAATATTAGGATTAGTCGGCATAGCATACCAATGAGTACTATTTGATACTGCTTGACCTTGTGCGCCTGTTCGAGAATAATAATTTATACCGCCACTTTTAGCTATATCACCAACTGAATAATTTGTACTGTTATTATATGCAGCACCATCGCTATAAAATAAAGTTTGTCCTAAAGTATGAAATCTAAAATATTCATTACCCATCTCAATTATCATTGTCTGCACTGTAGAAAAAGTAAAAGATAATAATCTTACGGATTGATTACTATTTTTTACTTCTCTTACAAACGAAAATCCCGGTCTGTTTTCTGCTGGCCCTTGGGGTTTTGCTACAAAATTACGCATTGTAGCTGCACCTTGTTGAAATTTGGCATCATCTATACGACCAAACATTTCTGGTGATATTTCACCTCCAGAAAAAGATCTAGAAAACGTGCGTGTAACTGGCATTGATTACCTCCCTGATGTCCAAGGAACTATATGTTCTACCGTTATATCTCTATGTAAATTGTCTGCTTGTTTTGCACTTGATAAATATCCCATCATCATTTGTGTAGATCGTTTAGCTTCTGCCATACCTTGATCACCTTTTATTATTGGCCCTGCAAGCATTGATGCTAAATGCCAAGACAATGTAATAACAAATAAATCACTAAATATAGATGTGTCAGTAATTTTACTTTGATATCTCAACATTGCATTTTCTTGATTTGTATATATTAAATCTCCTTCTACTGCAAATTGTTGTGGTGAATATTGCCCAGCTACAATTGTTGGTGCATAATTACTTGTTATACCTCCGGGAGTATCACCAGCAGACATTCTTGTAGCGTAATCGTTTTGTGCTGATGGAGATATTATTGCAACAGGTGACATCATGTCAGATGGCGCAGTATATGCATAATCCCATTGATCAAGAGTATTTGTTGTTAATGCTAAATTTCCACGTTTTGCTGCAAAATTCCATGTATGCATTGATAGCAAAGTGTTTCTTGCAATAGGATAAAACCGTGCAGCTTTTTCTGCTTGCGCTGATCCTTCTGGTGGATTTATCGAAGCTATTGTTGCATCATCACCCAAGTGCGCTAGGGCAAGGTTGCAAATATCTACTTCAGTTGCCATTACATCTCCTATAAAAAGAGGAGGATAGCAGTAATACTACTAGCCCCCTGTATGTCAAATAAGAAGACTAAGCCTATTTATTAGCTGCTTCAAGTTTAGAAATTAGAATATTTTTTGTTTGTCTTCTATCAAGTTCAATACCGATAGAACGACCATAAACTTCAAGTTCTGCTTTAGTCATCAATTCTAAATTAGTAGTCTTAACTTCAGTTTCCACAGGTGTAGTAGACGCTACAGGTGTCTGAGGTTCTTGACCACTAACTAATTCAAGATGCTTGCAAAATTCTCCGTTATATTCAAATTCTTCGCCAATTTCTCGTAATGATTGACCAACGAAACACTTGATTTTAGCTTTGTAAATAGGCATAAGTCATTTTTAATTTAAGCTACGGTAAAGCCAGAAGCATAGAACTTTCTACCATCACCGATTGTTTCTACTATATCAGCAGTAACTTTACCAGCGTTAAAAGTACCAGCAATTGTGTATCTAGCACCAAGGTATCTTTGACCTTTGCCAGCAATATCTGGGTTTAAACGTACCACTACGTTTTTACCAACTGTAAGTGCTGCTGTAAGAATAGCATCGCTGCTGCCTATAACAGTAGGACTTCCCAAGTTTGCACTTGCACTGGTAATAACTTCAAATTTTACGCTTGTACCATTTGCTAATGCAGTAGTAACGGCAAAATTCATGTATAAAGCAGTACCTTCACCCATGTCTCTAGCAACACTTAAATCAACAGTGTTTGTAGAAACAGCAGTTGTAGTAAGTGCTTGATCTTCGCTCACTCTGAGCAATGCATCTGTAATCATTTTGAATCTCCTTTAATAATAAATGGGTTAACTTACCGCAGCTTCGGTATTAATTAGCGCATCTACTCTTCTTAGAGGAACACCTAAGAATGATAAGTAGCTTTGTGCTGTACCAAACTGTGATAAACCTTCTTGGATCGCTAATACAGATTGTGACTTATCAAGTGCTGCGATTGATAAACCTGAGTGAACAGTTCTGTTCATGTAGAACGCTGCTCTTCCCATAGCCATATTAGGAATTCTGTATAATGCTCTAGCCATTAATTTGATAAGAGCAGTAGATGTAGTGGATGCTTGAGTTCCAGTACTTCCTAAAAGGTCAGAAATGTCAATGTTACAAATACGAACAACGTATCTCCAATCTTTAACAACCAAACCGTTTTTCCATTGGTAACGAGTAGCAAAAGCTTGTAGCCTTGTTCCGTCACTGTTGTAAACAGTTTGCTCACCTAGATCTTCGTGTGTTAAACCTGCCTTAGATCCTTTAGGGAAAGGACAATAAACAGTATTATCACCCCAAACTACTAGATATACAGAAGCATTATCAGGACCTGATCCACCTGCACTAAGGATGTTAACTGCGTTATCCGCTGAAAGATCACCGTATCTTGGTGCTAAACCTAGAAACTTTTTAGGATCTGTTCCGGGATTACCGTAGAACATTGTTTCTGCCTGAGTCTGGTTCATTGCTTCTAAGAAAGCAGTGTCTTCAGATAGACGGAATTGTGCAGTGTTACCATTTAACATTGCTAAGTCTTTATCAACTTCAGATCTTGCTTCTAGAATTCCACAAGCTTCATCGATCTGCGCTGTTGTTGACTTAGTTGATGGAATACCTTGGTTTAATGCTCTCCAATAAACTCCGGGTAGTCCTGTTCTAATAACTACACGTTCTCCAGTAGGTAAATT